GTCATTGTCTGCATCTCTACCAACTACTAATGCTGTGTTTAATATTGATGTAGCACCTGTAATTGCTGCTGTCCATTCAGGAGCCGTAGCACCAGAGTTTACCTGCAAAAGTTTACCTGCTGTGCCAATTCCAAGTCTTGATAAAACTGTGGTTGAGGAAGCATAGGCTAAATCTCCTGCCGCTTGGCTATCAAATATATGTCCTGTTCCGTCAGTATGTTCGTACTCAGTTTGAGTAATCTGAGAACCTACCGACTTATGTTGAAATTCATTTGCCATTATGTAGTTTTTACCTCCGTCATTTCTAATGTTAACAATCTTGTTTGGTCAGGTGCAACCCCACGAGTTGCATAAACCCTGGAAGATGTCATTGCATCTTGGTATTTAAGGTTAACAAAATGTGTTGATCCGTCTGGATCTTGTAGTTGTACAAAAGGTTCTTTCCTAAGTGTCTCTAAACTAGATACATCTGTTGACAATACTGTGCTTGTCCTTACTCTTCTTAGTTGCATTGACCTTTTGTCTGTTAATTTAATTACTGCTGTCCACCTCCTGTAATCAATCGGATTCCAAGCAGCATGGAAAACAAGTGAGTTTATTCTTGGTGACACAGACATTTCATCTGTAGCAAAAACCAATTTAAATCTAATACGATCAAAATTTACTAAAGCTGAACTAAATGTACCAGCTACAGTTTGGCCTGTACTACTAAATATTCCGTCTGATCCCCATGTATTCCAACCAATATTGTCGTTGTCTGTATCATCGTCTGTTTTATAAAATACTGTAACAGTCTTATTTGAACTTAAATTTGTACCTGTCAAAGTTAATTTGATTGCAGATTTGTTTATATCAGGGTAGTTAAAGTTAATAAATGGTGTATAAAATTGACCTGATAACTTGTGTTCTGCAACTGAGTTAAGTGCAGGGTTTTCGTTCCTAATCGGCATTCTTATTCTAAATGCTCTAGGTTCCAGTTGGTTATTAGAATCAGCACTATCATCGTTAAGTAAATTGCCAAGAACAAATAAACTCATTCTGTCGCTACCTTTAAACTTACCCATAGCGTTAATAGTAGATACGTCAAAACTTGCAACTGTGTGTGGCACATCTTCTGTTGCTGCACCAGGTTCTTCCTGTTGAGTTCTAACTGATAAAAGTTTTACTGTTCTTGATAAGTTTGCTCCTGCAAAAGAAAACGGGAAAGTGTATGGGAAACCTGAACTCTCAGATGCTAAATCATCTGCTAGTGCGACAAAGAGGTTATTTCTATCCTGTGTTAGAGCTGTAACTCTTCCACCAAATCCTCTAAATGCAGGAGCTTTAAATATGTAAGATAAATCTGTCCAAACGTATGAGCCATCAAAGTTACCAACATCTATTCTAAAAAATGATTGGTCTCCACCACCTGCAAAAATTGCACCTGATCTACCTTGGGCTGCTTTAAAGTTTGAATCGTCTGGAAATAAGTTTGCTTCAGGTTGCAAATCAAGAAATTTGTTTGCTGTTCTTGAGTATTGGAAAAGTCCATCTTCTCTTCCTACATACAACCTATCGTTTGCTGAAAATAAATTAGTTATGTTTCTGTCTGAGTCACCGCATTTTATTTCGCTTCCCCAGTTTGCTGTGTCACTTGGATCTGTAGATACAGAGATTTGATTAGTTCTGTTTTTAAATAAAGCCAAGTCTCCACTTGCATTACGAGCTCTTGCAAAAAATTCTGCAAACCTAGCGTTGCCAGTATTAGTGGCAGGTGCGGCCCAAGTAGTGCCGTCTGTACTTCTTAAATATACTGCACTTGTACCTCTACCTGCATACAATGCTCCATCAAAACTAATAAGGTCTGTAATTGCGTAAGCTGCATCGTAGTAAACTGCATTAAATATTTCGTTAGTATCATCCCATTTAAAGATTGTTCTTCCACAACCTGCATATATGTTGCCACCAAATTCTTGTGGTTCAGTCCAAGTTGCACCACCTTCAGGAAAAACAGCAAGATCATCTAATGCAAATACATCACCACTCTTAGATAAAAGTATTCTAACCTTTATAGAACTTGCACTACCATCAATAGTTCTTGATGTAACTGCTCCTGTAAACGCTGAAGTTTCTGTAATTGCTGTTGCTGACGTAGTTCCTGCTGAATCTATAATCTGTAGAGTTGCGTTCCCTGAACCAGATATTCTTCTAAGATAACAATGTGCAAAAAGTTTTTTGCTTTGAAATAAAGTAGGTGAGTTAATAGTCTGTTCTATGTAACCACCATCTGCTGTTGCAGTTAGTGTAGCACCTCTATCGCCATTTTTAACATAAGTAGAGGTTGATGCAAGAGTAATATTTGATGTCGTATAGTCACTCATGTCATAGGCACTTGTGCTATCTAAATTTTCAAATCTACCATTTTTAATTAAAATATCTGATTCGTCTGTAAGGTAACCTAAAGTAAGTTCACCTCTAAACATTGCAAGAACTCCATCAGAATAACCATATCTTGCTCTAGCTCTGTTAGCTTCAGTAGCAGTACCGAACCTAGATATAGTTGATGCACCAAATCCACGATGCCAAGAGTCTTGGTCAAGAACTAAACCTATGTCAGGTGATTGTTGCTGGTAGTTTGCCGAATCACTAACTTGTCTTGGAGGAGCTGGTGACACATGGTCTATCTTCCATCCTCCAGGCACATTCGGTGCATCTCTAAATAACTTTAGGCCTATCTTGTTTGTAGAACCATCAGTTTTACTTAATACAATATCCGAACTGTAGGGAGAGTTAGACATTAATAATTACCTCCGCCACCTATAGCATTAACAACACCTTTCATTAGAGCTAGTGGTGCCATTGATCCATGCCCTTGATTTACAAGATTCTGAAAATGAGTTTGCCTTCGTTGTGCTGCATTTAAGTCAGCTATGTCTAATTGGTCTATATCTTGCTGGAACCACAACGCTGCTGCTTGATTAATTAACAACCTAGCTTGTTGTTGGTCTATTTCCATAGTGTCAGAGCCAGAAGATAGGGCCGAAAGCACACCCATTCCCCTGACGTGCAGACTTCTGTCTGTACCTGATATAGAACTTCTTACTAAAATATTGTCACCTTCTTCTCTCCAGTCTAGTAAAGGAGCTCCAACGTGACTTGGTATTTCGCTTTGACCTGAAGTAGCAATAAGTTCATCTGCATAAAATACGAAAGCATCGGATGCACTTGTAACGTGTAATCCAACTTTAATGCTTGTTGCTAAATCTTTTGCATCTAAGGTGTGAGTTAATCTTTCCCATCCACCTCCAGAATGTGTAGTTCCTGTTGATATGGAATCAGAATCTATTTGTATGCAAGCTGATACTCTTGATGCAGTCTTTGAATATACCCACACACCTACGTTTATTTCTTCACCTTTATAGTTGGTTCCGCTTGGAACTGTAAGCAAAGCTGTGTTGACAGAACTTGCTGCAACTTGAAATTGTGCTGAGTTTGAACCAGCAAACACCATGTAGTTGTCTGGTGATGTAGTCTCTGCTTCTTGTGTAATGCTTGTAAAACTATCGTTTACCCAGTCAGCAGGTGTAGTTGAGTCTGTCCATGTTTCAAAGTCACAGTTAAGGGTTCCAACAATGTTGTTTCCGTAGCTGTTCACATCTATTCTTGTCTCTTCATATACTTGCCTTACATATCCTTGTGCAATACTTGTAGGTCTTGCGTATTTAAACTGACTGTCTGCTAAAGCTAAAGTTCTGTCGTTAACTTCCTTGTACAATCTTGGAAAAACATTAAACCTTGCATCATTAATTGAGTCTCTAAGTTGATTAGGATCATATCTATAAATCTCAAAAGTAGCCTGTGTACTGCTATCTGATGTCAAACTAGTACCTGATACAGTAATTGTGCCAGAACTCGCTGTATAGTCCGTTACACGCCTTACAGTATCATCATTATTGGCACTTGTTATTTTAATAAAGCTGTCATTAAGTGCATCGTCATTATTAAAACCAGAGTCTGTAAGCTCTGTAGAAACAACTGATGTGTTTGCTGCAATAGCAGTTGTAGTAGTAAATGAACCTATAAAAGCTCCAATAGCTCTTCCAAACTGAGGTAATAGATTGTCAAGAGTTGTAGTTGCCATTATATTGGAACCTCCGTTGTTTTACCTGATTGTACGTCTACTCTAATCTTAAGAGGTCTAGTCAAACCAGACCTATCTGTTTTCATAAATAAAAACTCTTGAGCTATAACTTGTCCTGTTACAGGATCCTGGATGTTAAAACTTTGGATTACAGGCATCCTTCCAGCCATCTTTTGCTTGGCCATGTTAATCCTGTTTTGTTCAATGGTTGTACCTCTATTAGGAGATTCACGATGTTTTCTGACTTCTTCATAAACTTTTTCACCAGCTTTAGTGTCTTCAGAATGTTTAGTGGCTAAATCTGCTGCCATTTGGGCATGAGATTCTGTATCACCATAACCAATCTTACCTTCAGGTATTACCATTTTCATCTTCTTGCCGTTTTTAAGGACAGAATGTTCTGAAACTGATATCTCAGGTTCTTCTTTAAATATATTATTTTTATTCGACTTGTTGTATTTACCCATACTACGCAGCCGTATTTATAACAACGCCGTGAATACCTGTGTTTGCAGTTCCATAAGATACGTTTATAACTGCATCTGTGCTTGTAGCTTCAACCATTTTAATATTCTTAAGCGTATCGTTGCCATATATAGTAAAAGCATCACCTGCACTAACTAATACACCCTCAGCAGTTGCTGGATCTGTACCATCTAGTCTGTACCTAATTGCTGCTGTTTCAACTTTTACTTGTGCAAAGTTAACGTCAGAAGGTACTGTAAGTGATCTTACTGTTGCATCGACTGTTAATTTCTGATGTCCAAATGCCATCTTCTCTCCTTCAAGCAAAGAGAGGGTACTTTATATGCCAGAGAACCCTCTCCCTACTATTAATTATCTTTATGTAGCACCTGTAGTAGATGTCCAGTTTGATCCGTTCCATCTAACGTGTGCTTGTAAGTTTTGTTCAATAACGCAAATTGCTGCATCAGAGTTGTTACCATCTCTAAGTGTGATAGCTTCTGCTGCATCAGCTGTGTTCCTAATCCAAATGTCACCAAGCGAAGTAGTTACGCCAGTTTCAGAAGTGTCTACATATAGTAGATCAACTGTTCTGCCAGAACCTGCGGGGTCCCAGTTTTGGTATTTGTCAGTAGCTGCTGTGATTGTAAAGTCACCTGCTGCAATATCTTGCGTATTAACTGAACTGTATTGTAAAGTTCCTACACTCATTTATTCTCCTATTTTAGGTAATTTTATTTTTTGAGGTTTTGGTTTCTCCGTTTCCATCTTGGGGAGCTGCTCATCTTTTTGCGATCTCTGAGATGCTTCAACCTTTGCAGGGAGCTTCATCAGTCCGCCTTTCTCAAGATACCCAACGATGCTTTCTGGAAACATTCGTGCTTTGGTTTTGTCCATCCTAACAAGCTCACCATTCAGCGATTTTGCAGGCAGGTATATGTAAGCCATAGTAGGATCATCAGACCACTCAGGTTCAGGAAGTTCAGTTAGTTTATTATCCTCAAGATGTTTCTCAAGAGTAATATTCCATTTATTCTCAAACTTAAGTTCTTTTATGATGGTTTCCCATCTGTCTGTTGATTGAGTAGTCATTTCTTTCTACCTCTCCTACCTCTTCTTCGTTTCCCAGCTTTAACTTGACTAATAGGAGCAACCCTATCGGCCTTGCTGGAAGACGGAGAACCAATAATTTCTTGTTTGGTTTTGACGAATGCTGGTATGTACTCGCCAGAGAAAACTAATTGTTCACCCTTCAACACAGACTGCCTTTTTACCTTTGATAAGTAATGTCCAACCCTCTCCGTTTTAACACGAAAAGCATCTCCACTAACTGCATCAAAGATAGTTGTATACAAGTGATCTTCATTGCTGTCGATCATTTTAGTATAGTAATCCTGTTGTTGGGTAGTCATCTAATCTCCTATAGTGCGTCTGATGCACCGAGCATTTCAACACCCCAAGGATCAGCTACTTCAGCTTCTCCCCATTCACCAACCATTACCATCTCAGTACCTCTTAATGAAGCATCTCTTTCTTCTTCAGCTTCCATTTCATGAGCCATAGCTAATGCTAATGCTTGTGGAACGAATACTGCACCCTTAGAGTCACCAGAACCATCTCGTGTCAATACACCTGATTGGTAAATTGGAACACCGAAAGCTCTTTCGTTTCCTCTAAAGTAGTTTTGTACCACTTCAGCAGTAATACCTTCTGGAATAGGCTGTGCCGCCATACCAGTAGTACCTCCACCTTGGATACCTGTTACTTCTTGTACGAAAGCTCTGATCTGCTCTGGGTGGAATACACCACTAGCTTGACCTGGAGCCATTCCAAAAGAAGCGTTGTTGTCTGTTTTTAAGTATGAGACTGCACCTGCAACGTGGTAGTAAGTAAGGTAGCTTCCTGCTGCACCGATTGAGTTTGAAAACCCATCGAACAGAGTAGTAAGATCACTTTCTAGTAATCTTCCTAAAGCACCACCTTGTACTTCTCCAACGTGTGCAAGTATGTCATCGTTGTTTTGTCTTGCTAATCTATCAGATACGAAAGTCATGATTCCGTGTTCAGAAGCTGTTACGCTTGTTACAGTAACAGAAAGCTGTTGCGGAGCTGATATGTCAATACCTTCAGTAACTGCTACAGCATCGTTTCTACCCCATAATGGAATGTTAACTTGCTTTGCACCCTGAGGGATGTCATACCTTGCTACCAACTGGTTTGTAGGGCCAGCAGGTTCTATGTTTGAAATTGCAGAAGCAATAACAATATTAGACATATCTGAAAGACTTGAACTTGACGATAGTGATAATCCACTTGCCATGTTATTAATCCTTTTTAACTAATTAAAGGCTTGCGTAGCCTTTATTTTTTAATTCATTTCTAGCTGCACGATACTGTGTAGCATCAATTTGACCACTAGCCATCATTTGAGATAAATCAGATATAGTTGTTACCCTGTTACTCCCCGCTTTTGGAGCAGAGCTCGTACTTGGCGGAGTCTGAGTTTGAGGAGCAGGCTCTTGTGTAGCTGCCTGTTCAGGTTGTTTAGGTGTGGATAATTCATCAATGTTTTTCTGTGCCAGTCTTATCAACTGTGCAGTAGACATATTCTGATTCCAACCTTTCCAGACTTTTTCATCAGTCTCCAGGATGTTAAGTCCTGACTCTTGAATCATTTGTCTGGTTGTGTCCGCAAGAACTTCTTGTTGTGGAGACATCTTAGGTTGTTCTTGCACTTGTGGTGCAGGATCCTGTTGTTTCTCTTCTAACTTATTCTTGTAATATTCAACCTGTTGTTCAGGATCAAGCTGTTCAACTTGAGCTCTTTCAACACTCTCAGTAAATTTTAAAACAGGTTCCAATCTTTTATCGATCATATCCTGCAACTCTTTTTGTTGACTTGCCGTATGATTGGCAAATCTACCTTGAAAAGAATTTAAAGCTTCTTTACTTGCATCGGCTGCTGCCTTTGCTGTCATTTCAGCTATCTTCTCTGGTGTAAGAGTTGTTGATGGCGTTTCTTCCTCTGGTTGCCCTTGAGCTTCCACTGGTGTCTTTGCAGCATCATTATTTACTTGTTCAGCTATTTGCTGTTCTTCTGCCGTAACAGTTTCTTCTTGTGAAGCCTTGACTTCTTTTTCGTCTGCCATGAGCCGTAACCCCTTCTACTATCGGACTTTTTGTCCGTAGGACATTTTATTTAAAAATAACATTATTTATTAAGTTAAGTCAACACTAAACACTAAGATTGTCATCGTAGACACCTAAATCGATGTGATTTGACTGTCTCCAAAAGTTTTCTTCACCTTGGTTTCTTTCATGTGCAAGCTTGTCGTAATATCCCCATCTGTATAAAAACGCATCTAATCCTGGATTCAATCTTCTCAATGCTGATTTAGTGTCAGATATCTTTTGCCTTATGTCTTTAAGATACTGTCCGTATTCAGGGTTAGCTAAGAGTGTATCTCTTCCTGTATCAGTAGCTTGCAAATATTCTTCGTAAAGTTTTTGTGCATATTCAGAATACTCTTCTCTTTCAATAACAGCTTTTGATGATGACTCCCAAAAAAATTCATACTTTTGTCTTGCGTTAATAAATTCAGCTTCTAGTTTAGTCATATCTTTTCCAGACTGAATATATTTTTGCACATAGTCATAAACATCAGTTCCGTACTCATCTATGAAATCTCTTACTGCTTTATCTCTTTCTATAAAATTATAACCTTCAGGTCTATCCCATGAAGGGTTGTTAATAATGTCGTTTAGAAAAACTTTAGCTGCTCTGTCTTCTGGCTGCATATCTTCGTCATATTTTTTTGCTAATGTGTCAAAATATTCTTTAGTTTGAGAAAGATCACCACCTTCTGCCTGCCTTTCATTTAATGCTTTATACTCTTCTCTTCTTCTTCTGTTTGCAGGTGCTAATATTAACTGCCTAAACTCAGCAGGAGTAAAAAACTCATTTTGATTCATGAGCTCTATACCTTCTCTTACTGACTGTTTATGCTCTTCATCAATAGATTCTTTGGCTTCGTAATAATTTTCTAATTGTTCATAAAGTTCGCCACCACCTCTGTTTGATATTTCTCTTGCCAAAGTTCTATATTCTTCAAATTCTTCATCTCCAGCAACTGCTTCTCTTTTTTGAACATCATTTAAATCTTTGTACCTTTGACCAAATTTTTCTAATGAAAGCTCATCTTGACGATTGCCTTTTCTTTCCCAAACATTCATAGGCCTAGTTCTTAAACCAGCAATCTCACCAAGAGTACCTGATAATCCTGTTCTATATGGATCCGCTATTAATGAACTTTCAAGCCAAAATGGCATTGCTGCTCGTGCAACGTGTTTACCCATATCAATAGGGCCTTCAAGTTCTTCGCCCATAAATGTTTCTTGGTTGTACAAATCAATAGCTAAACCTGTTACAGGTGAAGTCCTACCTCTTAAGTAATTAAAAATTGGGTTTCCTCTTTGCTGTTCCATTATGTCTTCTTCTGTAAAAGCATTATCTGTCATAGTTGTTGCTGCTCGTGCAAAGCTTGTCCAAAAAGATCCAAACCCAAGCCTGTCGCCACCAAGTTCAACTGTTAAAAATTTAGAACTTCTAGGATCTAGCTCAGGCTCTTGACCTAGTGCTGATGCCATAGTTATATAAGTTCCAAGGCCAAATCCTGCCATACCGACAAGTGCTTCCCTGGATTGTGCACCAGACATTCCACCTCTGGTTACATCAGCAATTAAAGACATTGATGCTCTTGTGTATCTTGGAGAAAAAAATAAAAATGATCTTTCTATGGCTTGTTGTGTTGGTCCTATACCATATTCAGTTGAATTTAATGATCCTGTAGCTTTATTTAAAAAAGATGTAAGTTGCCTTAAACCATCATCACCATTTTTTGAAAACGTGCTTCTTAATGCTTTGTAGCCTTTAATTCTTAAAACGTCAGATGCGTGTGTAAAGTTATTTTCAAACCTACCTAATGTTTGCTCAATAAGCGGCCTGGCTTTTGACATCTTGCTTGATCCTAGCAAAACCTGATTACCTTGAAACATATCAGTTGCTTTTCTGCCAAGCTGCCCACCTTTTTCAACGTATTCATCTAATAAACTTCTTTGCCCTATTATGTTTCCTGCATCATCTACAACATCAACTATTTCGTCTGCCATTTCATTCATAAATTTTTGCATAGAGTTAGGATTAAAAAATGCTTTAAACCCTTCAATCGTTGAATCACCCCAAACTTTGTACAGGCTTCCAGCTTTAACAACATTACCAGTTGCAAGTGCGGCAGTTGCAGAACCAAGTATTGGTAAACCTTGAAGTAAAGAAAAACCAAAGTCAAACCCAGTTTTACCTACCCTAATTACATCACCACCCTTGCCAGCAGTTTCTGCTAGTTTGCTAAATGTTGTGCTTTCTTCTGTTCCTAATAAAGCAGTAAACCTTTTTCTAAGCTGCTCTCCTCTTTCTCCTTCAAAATGCAAATTGTCAAACAATTTTGGTAATGGTTGTCCAGGCACCTGTCTATCAAAAATTCTACTGGCATCTTTGCTTTTTGTTCTACCTTTTATCTTGTCAATTACATTAAAGTTATCAATAGATTGTAAAAACACTTCTTTGTTTCTTTGGTATTCTTCGTTAAATTCTTTTCTAACTTTTGTTTTTTCTTGACTTGTTTTTGCATTTTTAAGTCTTCTTCTTAGTTCTTTGGTTTTTGCTGGATCAGGCTCAAGAATATCTGCAAGTTCTCCATAACCTTGTTTTCTTAATTTTTGTATACTAGCTGGATCAACAGATTTTCCAGCAATAAGTTTTGTTTTAACATTATCGTATATCAACCTTCTATCAGTTTTGCCCATAGCCCAAGCAATACCAGTTGTACCCTTAAGGCTTGCTGCTTTTAATTTAGAAGCTGTTTTTTGTTTATTTACAAGATTATAAGCACCTCTAAGATATGCTTCCATAACACCCTCAATAGAATTAGCTGCTGTAAGTTTTCCATCAATAAGCAATTCGTCTATTGCTTCATCAAATTCTCCAGTCAATTTTCTTTTTTTAATAAAACTTGCATCACCAGTTTTCTTAAGAACAGCTTTTTGTTGCCCTTCTGTTAAAGAATCAAATAACATTTTTCTTGGAAAATATCCTCTCCTTGCTACTTGTTTACCTTTAACTTCCCTTATACCTTCTTTTAAAAGTTTTACATCTATATTGTTGGCTTTTAATAAATCTGCAACGTCATCTGTTACACCCCATACATTTCTCAAAGATAAAAGTTGTTCGTCACTAAGATTTTTGTAAGAAGATATTTTTCTTAAATCGTTTGCATCAAGTTGCATCCATTCTTCTTTGCCTAATCTTTTTGCAACATTGTCTAGTTTTTCGTTTTGTTTAATTCCAACAAATGCTTTTTCAAAAAAATTACCTACAAACGTGTCTCCATCTTTTACGCCAAAATTTTTACCTATGTCAGATGCTTCAATATTTCTTATTTGTGCTTTATCTCCAATTTCAAACAAAGCATCAAGGCCTTTTTTTTGGCTACCTGGTTTTAATCTTGATAGTGGAGGAGCCATCTTTGCTATTGCTGCTGAAATAAAATTTTCTGTTCTTGCACTTCTTATCATGCCTTCAGCAAAAATTCTGTCACCTTCATCTTTTGCTACATCTATTACAGTTGATTGACCTCTAATTTTGCCCAAAGTTTTTTTCAATGTTTCTGTTAAAGGCCCTGGCATTGGTATTTTATCTAACAGGTTATTAAACTTACCGCTAGATATTTGTGCAGCTTGTTTACTTATTTCTCCATCAGAAACAGTATCGTCAGCTAATACTTTAAATTTTCCTAATTTTTTTGTTGTTTTAGTGCCCGCTTTTGTCGCAGTTGTAAGCCCTTTAATTCCTTTAACAGCAGCTCCTATAGGAAGGTAACTTAAGGGATCTAAGGCTATTTCCATTGGTAGTGTTTGCCACAACGGAAGGTCTTTTTCTTTATAAGATTCTCTTGATGCTTTTAAAAAATCAATCACACCTGTTTCTGGTGAAGCATCTCTTATTTCTTTTGCTCTTGCCCTTTGATTAGGATCAAATATACCTCTTACAACAGATGCACCAACTTCACCTGGAATTGCGGCTGTTTCTAATACTGTCATTGCACTAGAACCAAGCCTTCCCCAAAATCCAGGATTATCAAGTGGTGTAGGATTTTGTTTTGATGCTAAACTTTTTGCAGCTTCAATAGCTAAATCATTTTGAGGTTCAACTGTAGGCATAGGTTCTTGCCCTAATCTTTGTGCTTCTTCAGCTAACTTACCAATTCTCCTAGCTTTTACTAATCTTTCTAGGTTACGTTGATTGTTTCTTGCATTAGGAGATCCGAGTGGGGAGACCATTATAATATTCCTAGCCTTTCACCTAATGGATTTCCTCCCTGATAACCTGTAAATGGAGTACCTTGATCTCCTGGAGTAAATTGTGCTGCTCTTAGTGCAACTTCATCAGGTGCATATCCTCCAGCAGCAGCAGCTCCAAACACACCTTGTTGCCCAAAGTTTGTAAGAGGTATATCTGCTTCTGTCATATTTGGATTGTAAAATGGTACCTCTGGTGTATCAAACCTTATTTGAGTTGTTGGAGGTGTAACTGTTGTGCCTTGATCTGCAATAGGAGCTGGTGAAGGTATTCTTCCTGCTTCTACCAAAGAATTATTAATTTGTTCATCTGTAAATCCAAAAAATTCTTTAGGTGGTCCTTGATAGTTTGAGCTTGATGCTAAAGTGTTAAATACAAGCGGATCATTTAATCCATAAGATCCAAGTTGATTGTTTCTTATAAATCTTTCTTCGGTAGTTCCGTCTAGTTTTTCTATTGTGTAAAATGCACCAGGAACTGGCCTTACTCTTCTGCCTTCAGGATCAGTTGGATCAAGTTCATATTCAGGCTGCCCAGGAGAAGAAGATGCTTTCATCTTTAATCTTTCACCAGTCGATGGATCGTTTACATTAATTGTTGCTGCTATTTCTCTTTGTGCTGCCGCCAAGTCTGCTGAAGTAGTATCAGATGGTGCAGGTTGTTGCATAGCCGTTACAGGTGTTGTTTGTGTTTGTGCAGTTGGAACTCCAGTTGTAATTGGTGTACCAGATGGTGCAGTTGGCATATTTAATAAATTTTGTGGAACATTAAATGGACTTGTTGCTCCTCCAGCAGGCAAAGCTCTATTTAGTTCATTTTGTAGTTGAGTAAGAGGGTTACCTCCTGATCTCACAATAGCTGCTAATTGTGCAGGATTTGAATATATTTCTGCTAGTTGACCTAATAAACCTGCTCGTCTTTGTGCTTCTGCTTGTGATTGTTGTTGACCAAGTTGCTGTGCTTCAAGTTGTGCTTGTAAAACAGATGGAATATTTTGAGCTTGTATCCTTCTTAACTCTTGTGCTTGCTGTGATGCAAGTAAAGATTGTGGATCAAAGCCTTGTACAAATTCTTCAGAAACAGTCACTTCTCCTGTTGTAGGATCAGTTGTTTCAACTGGTCTGTAAAATCCACCAATTAATCCACCAGATGCACTTAATGCTTCTTGAGTAAGTTCTTGTCTACCAAGCGGTGTAAGTCTATCTACAAAATCTCTAACACCTTCAGCAGATTCAGTACCTGTTGCAACTGATGTCATCAATCCGCCTGTAGCAGCAATAGTTCTTGAACTTCTTTCAATATCTTCAAGCTGTTGGATATTTAAAGAACCTGCTGGACCACCAAGCAGTCCGCCTGTAGCACTTACCTGTGCTTGTAAAATATCATCAGATGATGCTTGTATGCCTGTAGCAGAAGAAACTTGATTACCATATATTTCTAAAGCTGCATCAATAGCTGGATTGACTTCGTATCTTGTAAATAGTTGCTTTGTTCCATCATCAAGAGTTTGCGATTCTGTAACTTTTACAAATAAATTACCAGGATCTAACAATTCTGTAGGAAAACCTGGAAGTGCTGTTATGCCATCAAGATTTTTTGGAGTTCCATCTTGATTTAAAGGTATTTCTAAACCTTTTAACTCAAACATTTTTGCTACAGGATTTACTCCACCAAAACTTGTAAGTTCCTCACCAGATAAATTTTCAACTCTTTCTACTTCTGTAGTAGTTAATGGAGTTCTGTCAATAAATTCTCCAGGTGCAAGAGGGCCTTGTAAAGATACATCTGTTGAAAGGCTTGTGTCTATTTCTGGTATTTGACCTTCTATTGTTGCTTCAGATACAGCATCATTTCTAACTGTTGTATAATCACCTGATTGTCCAGAACGATTTGGATTTTTTGCAATAGAGTTATTATTAAGTCTCATTGTAGTAATTAACCAATTAGGGATGTCTGGTTCTTCCATAGACAAACCACTAGCATCTCTATCTCTTCCAAAAAGTCCACCAGCGTTTAATAATGAAATATCAGATGCTTGTAAATTTGCAAAAGACTTTCCAAGAACATAAGCATCTCTAGTTACAGAAACCTCGTGATTGTAAGGATCAGTTGTATTACTAGCTTCATCTGCATTAACTATAAAATATTGCCTAATTGTGTCTGCTGGTATAAATGTTTTGCCAATAGTATATGCTGGAACTTTGTAAAGATACTCTCTATATATTGCACCACCATCTCCTGGTTTTTGATCAATTAAAGTTCTTTCAGTTTCAACATTTGTGCCAGCAATATTAATTGTATGCCGCATTGTATCTTTTAAAACTTCACTAGCTTCCCTTGATGCAAGCTCTTTCTGCCTATCTTCTTCTTCTTTTTTTGCTAAATCGTCAAGTCTTTTTTGTTCTTCAAGAGCTCGTTTTTGTGCATCTGCAACAGATGATTGTGCAGTATCAGCAACTTCATCACTAGAGACAATATTGCTTCCACTTTCAGCTAAACCTAAAGAAATAGCTTGCCTTCTAGCATCATCTTCGTTATCACCCCTTACGTCAATATCTTGCAAATTACCTTGTGCATCTTCTTGTCTTAATGTGTAAATATTTGATCCTTGCCCTGGAACTTCGCCTTGAGTTAATGTAGGTTGTGCAACGCTTCCTTGTGCAACAAATGATATGTCTGTTGAACTAAGACCATCAATTTTATCTAGTGCTGCATTTCTTGCAGAAATTGGTGATGTGCCTTCTACGACTGTTCTTTTAAGACCTCCGTCTTTATCTCTATATGTAACTGTATATTGTGCCATGTTTATATCCTAAATGGGTTGCTAATCTTATTCAAGGGATTAGTTGTTGATTTTTGTTTTTTTTGTTTTGGCATTTCAGGTTTAACAACATCCTTGAATGAAATATCTGCTTGTTCTAAGAATTTGCCAACCATTGTGTCAAACTCTCCAAAAGCTATGTCTATTGATGTATTTTTCTTTGCTGCCATTATTGTCCTAACCCTGGAGGTAGATCTGCTCCTTGAACTCTTCTGTTACCAGTACGAGGTGAAGCTATCTGCCTACCGACTAATTCTTGTTCTCTTAAACTGCCTGGAACTACAGGTCTTGTATTTGTCTCTACTCTTGCCCTTTCTGTCGCAGGAGATCTTTGAGGTTGGTTTCCAGCACTAAAGTTACCCGCATTTGGTAGTTGCGTATCACCTTGAGTGTTAAGTATGTTTTGTGCTATCTCTTCAGCTTCTTGTCCAGTTGCTGCTCCACTTGCTTCAACTAATTGTTGCAAGATTGGAACTCTTCTAGCAGCTTCACCTTGTAAAACTTGTTGCACTTGCTCACTCTTCAAGAACCCTTCTGCAAGTAACTTAGATCTAACTTCAAGTGCGTTTGACACTCCTGCTTTTCTAAGTGCAGTATCTTGGTCAATAAACCCTGTTCTCCAAAGACTGTTGTACAAGTTAAGTTTTCTTTCTTGTTCTTCAGGTGAAGTAGGGGAGAGTTGAACCATATTTACATAGTGACCTTTAATATCTTTAGGTCTAACGATTGCATCCATAGGCCCTGTTTCTGTTTTACCAAATACAGTTACCTTGTCTTGAATTACGTTTTCAATAATGTGCAATATGATTGCGTTTCTATCTTGAAGTCCTCTTTGAGCTGCTTCAACATAAGCACCAAAGTTAAGTGCTGCTATACCTGCTAATACAGCCGTATGATAACCACTTGCTGCACCAGTTGGTCTTTGACCTCTTGATACGGCAGGTGCAGTATTTGATTCTATTGCTTGTTGCATCATCTGTTGTGCAACTACGATTGAACTTGGAGGATCAGGAGTTATTGCTCTTTCCACGTTTACGTTCTGTGGCAAGAAGTTTTTAGCTCCAGGTGTCTCCTCATACTGTTCCATGACTTGTTCGGTAATTCCAGGAGGACCTCTAAAGTCTCTGGTAGGCCAAGCTGAGTTACCTACAATGTCAAGATACTGTGATGCCAATCTTGATTCTGCTCTAAGCATATCAAAGTTACCATGAAGTATTCCACGATAAAGATGCGAAGCATCATTACCATCTGTCATAAGACCTGTATGGGGCCAGTACATTGTAAAAGGCAAAGTCTTGTAGCCGTGTCGCTTCGGCTCTAATGCAAATTTGCCATCAGCCATGTAACATACTTGACTGTGAGTCCAGGTTTCCACAAATTCTACTGTTCCTTCTACAGGTCCATCCCAAGAGGGAAAGTGAGCTCTCACCCACGAAGCATCTATCTCATAAAAGTGCATTACCCATCTTGGATTTTGAATATTATTGGTATCCCACACCATCATTTTGGGATTTATACACGTTGAAGTTATAGGCCAATTAATGTTTCTTCTGTTTAAAACATCTTGGAGTTGTTCTTGATAATCACCAACATCATCACCTTCTGGTGGTTCAGGGAACTCTTCCCATCTGTTGGCTGCAAACTCTGTCTTTTCAAAAGCTACACCATAAAGTGCCATGTGTTTTGCTGTTTCTCTTCTAGTTGGTGAGAACTGCTCAAGCATATGATTCGCACCCCTGAGAAACTTCTCAAGCAGTTCTGCCCTCGCTTGACCTTTCGGACCAGGCGGAGGTACTGATATATCTAAAAATTGTGGTGTGACGTGAGCAACAAGTGTGTTGATTGTAGAGTGTGCAGTTCCAAGTCTTATCTGTGAACCTGTCTCTGGAACTGAAAAATCAAAGTTTGATAAATAAAATTCTTCAGCTTCTTCACAGTTGTCGTAAAAACTGTCAAATTCTTTTCTTCCAGAATCAAGAGTTGATTGAACCCAGTCAATAGATAACAGAGGTTCTTCTAATGGGTTTGCACTCTCTCTGTTTATTTCTTCCTGTGGATCAACGCTACTTGAGCTTCCACCACCATAGTTCATTGTCATAAGGTCTCAATTCCTTCTTGTTCCAATAGTTCTTTCCTCAATCTCCTCCACTCCAACAACCTAGAACCTTTGTTCCTATAATTGTTATTTAAGGGTTTTATACCCCTTTTTGATCTTGGAGTTGCCAAGAGTTCAATAACATCGGATGCAGGATCGCAAGCCATTAAAGCTAAACATTCCGCATCAACCCAGTCATCTCTACCTCCCGACACCGAATAGAACTGATGCCCTCTATTTGCCGTTTCCCTATGAGCAATATCTTCTAACTGACTAATAAGTTTACCGAAACTTTGTGGAAATGCAACAGTCTCTTTCTCAAGTGATAATGCGTAATCTAAAAATAACTGATACTTTTTACTTGGTGTAAAGTTATATCCTACGATTGGAATTGAATGTTCAAGAAGTTCACGATAAAGTACGTCTTCTCCTAATTTACCACCAAGTCCTGTAGAGTCCATATATATTTCTTGCAGGTTCCATCTGATGGCTTCTCTCTTGATTGTCTCTAGTTGCAGAGACCAGTCAGTCTTCATAAGCTCTACAGCAAATACAGATGTTCTTGTAACCCTGTTTTTAATTATCATTACAGTTGCATCGTTAGTTCTTCCAAGGTCAAGACCTGCAACATAGTTCTCTTGTTCGTCTGGTTTCATCATTTCGTAGGCATCACTTGAATATGCAGCAGTAATATTTCTAAAGAAGTTACCAGCACCTTCAGGTTGCTTTGCCATATAGAACCTTTCCCATATACCTTCAGTAAGAGATCCTTTCTCCTCTTCAATTTCAAGCCTGTCATCTTCTGTCAGGTAGGGGTTGTCAAAGGTGGAAGCATGGAACGCTTCCCTTCTAACAGAGGGATTTTCCTTTGCAATCTTAAAGTTCCTTGCAAACCAATGCTGAGAACTTTCTGGAGGAACACCCTCAACAATAGCCCTACCCAGTCTTCCAGGTGAGTTAAGAGTAGGCCTTACCTTGTTCCACGCAGCTTCTTTGATGTCTTGGGATTCTGCCATGTGTAAGAAGTCAAGACCTACAGTCTGTAATCCTTCAGGGTTGTCAGCAGACTTAAGTTCCCAAAATACAGATTGTCTCCATCTGTTGGGTAACCAGTTGCCTTTTTCATCTTTTAAATCTAACCATACGTGTAAATCATCTTGTTTAAATCCACCACCACGACCACCTGCCTGTCCTTTTCTTCTAGTCTTTCTTACATACTGTTCTGGAATAAATGTTTGCATCTCATTCCATACCTGAAGCATCTGTGCTCTGGTTGGTGCGACTGTCCATACATGAATCTCC